ATGATGAATATGACAACTTACATGAACTGTATCGGTTGAACTATCAGAAGTTTATCGAATACAACATTAAAGACGTTGAACTGATTATCAAACTGGAAGAAAAGTTGAAATTGTTGGAGTTGGGATTAACTCTTGCATATGATACAAAATGTAACTACGAAGACATCTTTGCACAAACACGTATGTGGGATGCACTTACATATAACCGACTGTTGCAGGACAATATTATTGTTCCACCAAAAGAAAGCCATGAAAAAGATGGAATGTTTGCTGGTGCATATGTTAAAGAAGTACAAGTTGGTGCTCACGATTGGGTTGCATCGTTTGACTTGAATTCTCTGTATCCACACTTGATGATGCAGTACAACATTTCTCCGGAAACACTGATTGAACCGGAAGAATACACAGATGAAATGCGTCAGGTTCTTTCTCAAGGTGTTGACGTTGAGAAGATGCTACATTGCAAAGTTGATTTGTCTAAACTGTCTGGTGTGACTATCACACCGAATGGTCAATTCTTCCGTACAGATATTCAAGGTTTCTTGCCGAAGATGATGGATGAAATGTATCAAGACCGCAAGAAATTCAAGAAAATGATGTTGAATGCCAAGCAGGATTATGAAAATGAAAAAGATGATTCTAAAAAGTATGAAATCGAAAAACGAATTGCACGATTTAATAATCTACAACTGGCGAAGAAGGTTTCCCTCAACTCTGCTTATGGTGCTCTTGGTTCTCAATACTTTAGGTTTTATGACCTTAGAATGGCCTTGGGTGTTACTACTGCTGGCCAGTTGTCCATTCGATGGATTGAAAATAAAATCAATCAATACATGAACAAGATTCTGTCAACAGAAGGTAAAGATTATGTTATTGCTTCCGACACAGATTCGATTTACTTGAAACTTGGCCCATTGGTTAATAAAGTGTATGGTGATGCTGTACCTTCTATGCCAAAAACCAAAGTTATTGATTTTATGGACCGAGTGTGTGAAGATAAGATTCAACGATACATCGACAAGGCTTTTAAAGAGTTGGCTGATTATGTCCACGGGTATGCACAGAAGATGCAGATGAAACGTGAAGGTCTTGCAGACAAAGGTATCTGGACTGCCAAGAAGCGTTACATTATGAATGTTTATGACAATGAAGGTGTTCGTTACAATGAACCTGACTTGAAGGTCATGGGTCTTGAAATGATTAAGTCTTCTACGCCTGCGGCCGTGAGGTCAAAGATGAAAGAGTCTATTCAAATTATGATTTCCGGAACAGAGCTGGACATGCACAAATTCATTGCAGATTTTAGAAAACATTTTACTGGACTGCCACCTGAAGACATTTCATTCCCTCGCGGATTAAATGGCCTAAGTAAATACTCCGATAGTAATAGTTTGTACAAATCAGGCACACCGATTCATGTCAAAGGTGCAATTCTTTACAATCATTATCTCAAAGAAATGAAGCTAACAAAGAAGTATCCTTTGATTCAAGAAGGTGAGAAGATTAAGTTTTCATATTTGATTATGCCAAATCCATTCAAAGACACGGTCATCTCTTATCCAACAAGATTGCCAAAAGAATTTGACATTTCAAAATATATCGATTACAATACACAATTCGAAAAGACTTTCTTGGAACCAATTAAGATTATTCTGGATTGCATGGGTTGGTCAACAGAGAAACAAACGACACTAGATGACTTTTTTAATTAAGGAACAATATGAGTATATTAGATAAAATCAAAAAGAACAGCAGCATTAAGGATTCTGCAATTCTATCAAAATCAAAATTCTTTCTAAACAAGGATATGATTTCAACCGCGGTGCCAATTATCAATGTTGCACTGTCAGGAAAAATCGACGGAGGTTTAACTCCCGGTCTTACAATGTGGGCAGGTCCATCAAAACACTTTAAGACAGCATTCAGTTTATTGATGGCAAAATCTTACATGGACAAATACGAAGATGCGGCTTTACTATTTTACGATTCTGAGTTTGGTACTCCGCAGTCTTATTTTGATTCCTTTGGTATTGACACAAACCGGGTGCTCCATACTCCTCTTACGGATATTGAGCAACTCAAATTCGACATAATGAAACAACTGACTGATTTGGAACGTGGTGAACACCTTATCATCGTTATCGATTCTATTGGTAATCTTGCTTCGAAGAAAGAAGTTGAGGACGCATTGGATGGAAAATCAGTAGCAGATATGAGCCGTGCTAAACAAGTTAAATCCCTGTTTCGTATGGTGACTCCGCATCTGTCATTGAAAGATATTCCAATGGTTGTAGTAAATCACACTTACAAAGAAATTGGAATGTTTCCTAAAGACATTGTGGGTGGTGGTACAGGTTCTTATTATTCTGCCGATAATATTTTCATTCTTGGTCGCCAACAAGAAAAAGAAGGCACCGAGATTGTCGGTTACAATTTCATTATCAATGTAGAAAAATCACGTTATGTTAAAGAAAAATCTAAAATACCTGTTTCTGTATCTTTTGACGGCGGTATTAGCAAGTGGTCTGGCTTACTTGACATTGCCCTTGAATCAAAACATGTAGTGAAACCTACAAATGGTTGGTACTCTAAGGTTGATCCTAAAACTGGTGAGATTGAAGATAAAAAATACCGAATCAAAGACACAGATACAAAAGATTTCTGGACTTCTATTTTGGAAGATCCAACATTTTTGAAATATGTTGAGGAGAAGTATAGTGTTACTTCAGGTGACATTATGCAAGAATCGGAATGATAGAAGGAGTAGACTACTGTTTCATTTATCCTAAGGACGATAAAGAAACGGCACATATCAAAATTCTAACTGGTGACTACAAGGATACCTTATTCAAATATGGTAAGGTATCTTTTAAAGAGTATACCGATGGGCCCCATTTACTTTTTGCTTATTATGTGTTAGAATGTCCTTTGATGAAGCCAAAACTCTTGGAGAAAGACTCGGCTTTCAAACAATATGCAGGCGATTTGTTGGTAGAACTAATGTCTGCCAATATAGATGAGGAAATAATTGATGAAACTAGAGACAACGATTCTGAAACACCTGATTTACTCGGACGAGTATCTTAGGAAAGTTCTTCCGTTTTTGAAAGAAGAATACTTTTCAGATAGAACAGAGAAAGCAATTTATAATGAAATTACATCGTTCACAAGCACTTACAATGTTACACCGTCGATTGAAGCTCTTGGTCTGGCCATCAAAGACCTACGCAATATCACAGATGCAGAAGTGGAAAAGTGCGAAGAATATCTCAAAGAAATTGAGCAAACTAAGTCGGAACAATCGCAGATTCAATGGCTTGTTGACAAAACAGAAAAATTCTGCCAAGAAAAAGCCATATACAACGCTGTATTGGGGTCGATTTCTATACTCGATGGAAAAGACAAAACGCATGACAAAGGTCAGATTCCCAAGATACTATCGGACGCCTTGGGAGTAAGTTTTGATACATCTGTTGGACACGATTATCTTGAGAATGCCGATGAACGATATGAATTCTATCACCGAAACGAGGAAAGAATTCCGTTCGACCTCGACTTCTTCAACAAAATCACAAAAGGTGGACTCCCAGCAAAAACCCTTAATATTGCTTTGGCTGGTACTGGTGTTGGCAAGTCTCTGTTTATGTGTCATGTTGCCGCTGGTGCTATGTCACAAGGCCGCAACGTATTGTATATCACAATGGAGATGGCTGAAGAAAAGATAGCAGAACGTATTGACGCTAATTTATTGAATGTATCTTTGGATGATTTGACTGATTTATCTAAAGAAATGTATGATAAGAAAGTTGCAAAAGTTAAATCTAAAACAACGGGTAAACTAATCATCAAAGAGTATCCAACTGCATCAGCTTCCGCCACACATTTTAGAACATTACTGAATGAACTCTATTTGAAGAAGTCATTTAGACCAGACATTATCTTTATTGACTATCTGAACATCTGTTGTTCTTCTAGGATTAAACCTGGTTCGAACATCAATTCCTACACTTATGTAAAATCTATTGCAGAAGAACTTAGGGGTCTGGCTGTTGAATTCAAAGTTCCTGTTGTTTCGGCTACACAGACTACAAGAAGTGGTTTCAGTAGTTCCGATCCGGGTCTTGAAGACACCAGTGAATCTTTTGGTCTACCTGCAACTGCTGACCTAATGTTTGCCTTGATTTCTTCCGAAGAACTGGAAGAACTTGGACAGATTATGGTTAAGCAATTAAAGAACCGTTACAACGATCCTACATATTACAAGAGGTTCACTCTTGGTGTTGACAGAAGTAAAATGCGTTTGTATGATGTGGAACAATCTGGTCAAGATGGACTGGCTGATGCAGGTCAAGATAAACCAATTAACACTTTTGGTGAACGTGAATTGAAAGCTAAGAAATCGTTTGATGGATTTAAAATATGATGTTGTCTAAGGAAGATGCTATTCATTGTGCTAAAGTATTTGAAGATTACTTTGGTAACTTTGACCGCATTGATGAGTACATGCGGGACCAAAAGTTGGCCTCATTGTCTGATATGACAACAAACCCATTGTTTCCTGTTGAAGATGATTTGTTCTCCGATTTTACCATGCATCCAAATGACATGGAAATTGATGTTATTGAATGCAATACAGGCACATGGGAAACATTACTGAATATCACTTCATCACACATTAATATTTCACCGGTTGGTCGCCAGATTCGATTGGGTGTCAAAGAGAAAAAGACAAACAAGTTCCTTGGTTTCATTCGTATTGGTTCACCAGTCATTAACTGTAAACCTAGAAACGAAATTCTTGGACAAGTATTCACACAAAAACCAGAGACTGCAAAAGCATTCAACAATACCACTATGATGGGTTTTGTTATTGTACCTGCACAACCTTTTGGTTTTAATTACTTGGGTGGAAAGTTACTTGCAGCTATCTGTTGTTCACATGAAGTCCGTGAAATGATTAACAAGAAGTACAACATGAATTTGTGTATGTTTGAAACCACAAGTCTTTATGGTTCTTCCAAGTCATCGTCACAGTATGATGGCATGAAGCCATATATAAGACATAAAGGTGAAACTGAAAGTGATTTTCTTCCGATGATGCACGGTAAACCTTATGAAGATTTGCGTAATTTTGTAGAATCTAAAGTGGGTAAAATTGTTGAAGATGACATATCAAGCAAGAAACTCAAAACGAGTATGCGTATCATTGCTTTGACAAAAGCTGGACTAAAAGGTACAGAAGAACTTAAAAGATTCAATAAAGTGATTGAGAATGCTAAGAATTTAACTGAACAAAAGAGATACTACATATCTAACTACGGGTTCAAGAATTTTATCGATGTTGTTAACGGCAAAACTGATATTTTGGTCAAAGATGAAAACTACAATAAGTTCAGCCTAGTAAACATCATTGCATGGTGGAAAAACAAAGCGACAAACCGTTATTCCACTCTGAAGGAAGAAAGTAGATTAAGAACAGAGCTTGAAGTATGGACTTCAGGTAAAGATATTGATATTATGAGGTAAATTATGAACCCCTTGATAACCGTGATAACACCAACAACCGGAGCAGAATGTGTTAGGCAAGCTCTTGATAGTGTTAAAAATCAAACATATAAAAATATACAACATCTTGTGGTAGTTGATGGTGACCACCCAAAAGCTAATCCAATATTACAAGAATATACTAGCATCGATTTGATAAAATTGCCTTATGCAACAGGCAAAGACCAATATAATGGTCATAGAATTTATGGTGCTATGACTTATCTAGCCAAAGGTGATTTTCTTTGTTTCTTAGATGAAGATAATTGGTATGAAGAAAATCATATAGAAACTCTTGTTGATGTTTTACGGAAAGGTAATGATTGGGCTTATTCATTTCGTAAAATTGTTAACCAAGAGGGTGAATACATATGTAATGATGATTGTGAGTCATTGGGTAAATGGATTTCGGTCATCAATGATAATTTTATTGATGTTAACTGTTTTATGATTCCAAAAAAAGCCGGATTAGGTTTTTCTCCTTACTGGTATCGTAGAGCTAGGCATCCAGAAGAACAACCTGAAGTTGATAGAATACTATCACCGTTTATGATGCAGAATATGAAACAGTTTGATACAAATTTCAATTACACAGTAAACTATAGAGTTGCTAGTCGAACCGATTCGGTTCAATCTGAGTTTTTTATGAAAGGTAATGAAATGATGAAACAAAAATATAATGGAGTTTTACCGTGGAAAAAGATTTAATAATTGGTGCTTTTAAAAACTACAACTTTGAAACAATCAAACCTTGGATTCAATCCATCAACGAATGTGGTTTCAAAGGTGATAAAGTAATTGTTTCTATTGGTTCTTCAAAAGAAACAAATGATAAACTGGCATCCGCCGGTTTTATTGTAATCGATGCAGCTGGACAAACTCGTATGGGTTTTCATATGGAGAGATTTCTACATATCTATAATTTCCTAAAAGAACATGGTGGAGAATATCGTTATGTTATTACTACCGATGTGCGTGATGTTATTTTTCAAAAAGATCCAATTGAATGGATTGAACAAAACATTGGTAAAAAGAAGATTATTGCTGTATCTGAATCAATCAAAATCAAAAATGAACATTGGAACAGACAAAACATCATCAATGCATTTGGTGAATTTTTCTATGCAGGTGTTCAGGAACAAGATGTTTATAATGTTGGAACATTAGCTGGAACATCTGAATATATTAGAGATTTATGTGGTATGTTGTATCAATTATCAGCCAATAGACCAGATTGGGTTGCAGACCAAGCATCATATAATATTTTACTGAATTGGCAACCATACATAGACCAAACTTATTACGTTGGACTGAGTGCAGGTTGGTCATGCAATCTACATATCACAAACAAACCAGGAGAAAAAGAACACTTTGCTCCATTCATAATTGAACCTCCTCCTGTATTTGAAGATGGACTAATTAAAGATGGAACAACAAAGCAAACATTTTATATTGTTCACCAGTATGATAGAGATCCAGTCTTGGCTAAATTCTATAAAAACAAATACAAAGTTGAAGATGTACTAACTTTTAGGACAGATGTATAATGGGAAATATCAGCATAGTTACAGCATTTTATGATATTGGTCGTGGTGATTGGACACCAGATAAAGGTCTACCACATTACCTTCAGCGTTCTACGGATACTTATATCGAACGATTTACACATTTAACTAAACTCAATAATGAACTTATCGTAGTAACAACTCCAGAAATTGGAAAACGATTAAAGGAAATTAATAAAAAAGTTAAAATCATTGAGTATGATCCTTTTGTAGAATATGCAACACAACTTAACAAAATCAGTGATATACAAACAAGCGATTTTTTCAAACAGATTATTCATCCAAGTCAGGTAAAAAATCCTGAATATTGGAGTCAAAAATATGTTTTGGTTAATCTACTTAAATCACATTTTGTTAATATGGCAATCAGTGCTGGCATAGTATCAAATCGAACAATTGCGTGGCTTGATTTTGGTTATTGCAGAAGTGAAAACACATTGCCAAAAAGTCTAGAATGGTCTTTTGATTTTGATCCGGCAAAGATTCATTTATTCGCCTACAAAGACCTAGATAAAAGAAACACTTTAGAAAACATCATTGCAACAAATGACGTACATATCTTAGGTGCAAAAATTGTTGCAGACAAGAATCTGTGGCCAATCATGGAAAGAAAAATGTTTCAAGCATTAGATTTACTTTTAACCAATAAGTTGATTGATGATGACCAAACTTTGATGTTGATTTGTGCAACAGAAAATCCTGGTTTATTCGAACAACATCGAATACCGGACCACCAGCTAGGACTTGATCCTTTTGTAATTTTTAAAAACTTTAATACAACGGAAAAACTATGAACGATACTATAACATTCAATACAACAACACAACAAGTTTACGGTTTCAAAAAAAGTTCAGGTCATGGACTTGGTGAACTTGTAAAATCTATGCACAAACCATTCGTTGTGGAAATTGGTTGTTCTGAAGGTGACACTACAGAATGGTTACTAAAATGTAATCCTGGTCTGAAAATTGTTTCTATCGATCCATATGAAAACTATTTGGATTGGAATGGCAATTTTTTGAATGACCGTGAAGAATTCTATAATAAAACCATGAACCGCCTTACACCTTATGGTGACAGATTTGAAATGATTAGAGACTTCTCAGATAATGTTTATGGGCAGTTTGAGGATGAATCCGTAGACCTTTTATTCATCGATGGACTACACACATATGAACAAGTCTTGATTGACTGCCACAACTACTATTCCAAAGTTAAACCTGGTGGTGTATTTTCAGGACATGATTTTAGGGTTATTCCAGGTGTACACAAAGCGGTTGTAGAATTTGCAGTTTCTGTGGGTAAACAAATATTGGAAACTGAATGTGATGTTTGGTATTGGTATAAGTAATGAGTCATTTGTTCATAGTAACATCGGCAATTAATTCCCACATCAGCGTAATACCGATGGAAGAAAGGTATAAAGATACCTTCCAAACAATAGAATCTATCCGAAGAAAAGTACCAGATTCGATTATTGTTCTTTCTGAATCTTCACCTCAACCCGTTCGGGAAGACTATCTGAAAGAGTTATCAAGTAAGGTTGATTATATGTTATTGACCTCAAAAAATGCTGATGTCGTTCAATTAGGTTTACATGCTCAAAAGAGTCCTGCTGAGTGTTATAGTATGTTTTTGTCTATAGATTTTGTTGAAAGATTGAATTTACCAAATATACAAAGAGTGTTCAAACTAACTGGCCGAGGAAAATTCACAGATGATTTTGATATAGAATACTACAATACACAAGAAGTTGTTGGTAAATATGTTTATAAAAAAAGAGTTCAATCTTGGATGTCAAAAGATGTTTATTTAGTCGATACAAGAATATCTTCTTTTTGTTATAGCAT